GAGTGTAAGATGAGAGCTGATTATCTAAATAATAATAGCGGTAAAGCTGATCTTAAACTAAAAGTAGAGACTATAAATGCGGCTAAAACCTTAACTGCTTTAGATTCGGGTAAGGTTTTTATGATTCAGCAAGACTCTGCTTATGAGATTACCCTACCACTAGCGGCAACTGCTGGTGCAGGATGGCATGCTAAGTTCATCTTGTCTGAGGTTGCTTCTAATGCAGTTACTATTGCTAACAACACATCTGAAGACACTATTGTCGGTATGACTGTTGGTGCTGATGGTGGTGCTGGTAGCAGTGCTGAGTCTGCTGTTGATGAAATTGTATTTATCAGCGGTGCACAGTTAGGAGATCAGGTTGAGTTGCTTTGCGATGGTGCAGTGTACTATGCGAAGGCAACAGCTCACGATGTCGCTCACATAACAATATCATAATCCGAATACATAAGGATAGCAGTTTTAGGTACTGTGGGGGCCGTCAATAAAAGGCGGCCCTTAAAACCTAAAAGGATTAATATGAAAAATTGTATACATTGTAACAAAGAAAATAAAGAGGGTTGGTTTTATTGCAAGTCTTGCGGTAAAAGGGCTTCTGAGACTAAATTTACTACCAATATGTGGATGACATCTGAGATAGGTAAAAGAACAGATGTTGAGTTTTCTACTCAAACTATGGATGACAATGTAAAAAGCATGAGAAAAAATTTAGGTTATGCCAGCTAAAAAGAAAAAGCGTAAGTCCCCCGCTTGGACAAGAAAAGCGGGTAAGAATCCAAAAGGCGGATTAAACGCTAAGGGCAGAGCCAGTTACAACAGGCAAACAGGGGGAAAATTAAAAGCTCCTGTTAAGTCTGGGGACAGCCCTAGAAGAGCTAGTTTTCTTGCTAGGATGGGTAATATGCCCGGCCCTGAAAAGAAAAATGGTAAACCCACACGTTTACTATTGTCTTTAAGAGTGTGGGGTGCTAGTTCAAAAGCTGATGCTAGAAGAAAAGCAAAGGCGATAAGCAAAAGAAACAAAGCTAAAAAGAAGAGGAAGAAATGAATAAAAAAGTAAAAGCTCCAAAAGGATATCACTGGATGAAGGCTGGTGCTAGTTATAAATTAATGAAGAACCCTAGAGGTGGATACAAAGCACATAAAGGTTCAAGCCTTATGGCAAGTTTTAAAGTTCAAATGACTCATTCTAACGCAAAGAAAAAAGGAAAGTAATATGAAGCATGGTAAGTCTGGATATGGTGGTAAAAAAATGATGAAGAAGAAGAAAAAGAAGAAAATGGTTAAGAAAAAAAGAAAGTAATGGCAAGGACTGTTAGCTGGATGTGGGGTGGTAAAAAACATTACGGAACATTGATACGTGAAACCAAAACCCATAAGTTTGCCAGAACTAAAAATGGAAAGATTAAAAAAATAAAAAAGTAATGCCTAGAAAGAAAAAAGACCCTAAAGTTGGTACAGGAAAAAAACCAAAGGGTAGTGGGCGAAGACTGTATACGGATGAAAATCCAAGAGATACAGTAAGAATTAAATATGCAACGCCAGCCGATGCTAGAGCAACGGTGGCTAAAGTAAAAAGAATTAGAAAACCTTTTGCTCGAAAGATACAGATTCTAACAGTTGGAGAGCAGAGGTCAAAGGTAGCGGGGAAAAGAACACAACAGCAAATATTTAAAAAGGGAAAAGAGGCGATAAGAAGGGCCAACAACAGAAAGAAAAAATAACATGGCTAGAAAGTTTAAGAAGGTACCAAAGACGAAAAGGGGAGTCCCAAAAAAATATGTTAGAGGTTCTAAGAATAAAAAGAAAACTCAAGATGAGATATTAAGAACTAGAAAAATGTACAGAGAAGGTGCATTGACACCTGCAATGATGGACATGATATCAAAGCAAAGGAGTAAAAGTGGCAAGAAAACCAGCAAAAAGAAAAGCAAAGCCAAAAAGAAAAGCAGGCGGAAGTAAAGCCGCAGTACTTGCTAAGTATTCTAAGAGTTCTGGTATATCCAAAGGTACTCTTTCTAAAGTATATTCTAGGGGTTTAGGTGCATATTATTCTAGCGGTTCTAGACCCGGAGTTAGTGCTCATCAGTGGGCGGCAGGTCGTGTAAGAAGCTTTGCCACTGGAAAGGGTGGTGCTAGGAAGGCAGATGCAGATTTAATACGTGGTGGTAAAAAGAAAACTACTAGGAAGAAAACAACAACGAGAAGAAAGAAGAAGTAATAAATGGCAACATTTGAAGCACAGGTAGAAGCGTTAACAAGTTTAAGCATAGATGGTAGCAGTGCACCAACACAATCAGAGCTTTCTCAATTTTTAACAGATGGGGCTAAAGAGATTTTAAACTCTCTACCCAGATCAAAACAGTCTCTATTTACTACTTCAAATGATTTGAATGGCAGTAGTTCAAGCTTTACGGTTCTTGGCTCAGAAATATTTAGCGTAACAAGAGATGATGGCACTATCAATCAGCCTTGCAGAGCTGTTAGTCCAGACCTCCAAGGGAGGATTAGAGATGCGGACGATATGATGGCCGCTACTGTTACAGACCCCGCTTACTATATTACAAATAATATTTTAGTTGTTGTTCCTACACCTACTAACGCTCAAAACGCTCATGTACAAACATTGAATTATCCTACTGTTGCATTTGGTGATAGTACTATTGCAAAATTCCCAGATGATGCTGAGTATCTTGTTGCTCTTTATGGTGCTATTAAATCTTTTAGTAATAAATTAAGTACTTTAATAAAGGCAGATTTAAGCATATCTGCATCAGCACCCAGTGCTCCTAGCTTGGCTTCCCTATCGTATTCTAATGCTAGTAACGCAGATGCTAGTTCAAGCTCTGTTGGTGCTATTACCGTTTCTACGGTTAACAAAGCAGATATTAGTAGTGATGTGCCAACGTATAATAAGCCTAGCACTACGGTTAATTTTGGAAGTGGTAATAACTTTGACACTCTACTGGGTACGAACGAGGATACTGAATTAGCTTCTGTTGAATTGGAAAAGCAAAATCAATTACTTGGTAATTATAGGGCGGATATACAAAACGAGTTAAATGAATTTAATAAAGAGAATGCAAAGTATCAGGCCAATGTGCAAGCAGAGCTTGCAAAGCACAATACAGATTTACAGGTAGCTTTGAGACAGGCACAGATTGATGCGGCTGATAAACAGCAAGAAGCATCTCAGGCAACAGACGTAGACAAGTTTAACAAGGCCCAAGATCAAGCATTGGAGTTGCAAAATAAAGCACAAACTTTACAGGCGGCTGTACAAAACAATGATGATCTTGTGTCTAAATTTTTAGCTGAATTAAATAAGTATAGTGCACAGGTCAACACTGAAGTTCAAACCTATTCTCAAAATCTTGAAAATAATCAACGTAATTATAATATTTATTCACAGCAACAAGCTAAATTACAGGCAGACTATGACAAAGGGATACAGGCGTTGAAATAATGGCAATACATTCTTTAACAGTAAAACAGATTATCAGTAGGGTAAGACAGGTTTTCCCCAATGCTCCAGAAACATACATTATATCCCTAATAAACGATGCTTTAAATGACCTTGGTCAATATTCACAGAAAGCCATGTCTGCAAAAGTAGATATAACTGCCAATCAAATGTTTTATGATATATCAGATAGTGCTACAGACTCCTCTAGCAACGCTATGGGTATTAATAAAATATACAGAGTTGATGTTATGGATAATGATGGCGATTATATACAAATACCTAGAGTTGTAGATGGTGAGCCACTTATGTTTGATATAACTTCAGAGTCTGCAATAAAGGAACCTTCATAATGGCAAGTAATATAAAATTTCCCGAAGACAAAGTATTGTACTTTGTAAGGGGTGATCAATTAGGATTAATAACAAGTTTTTCATCAACAAATGAATCAAGAACAGATCGTAAAGCATTTCAAGCTTTTGACCACACGGTGTCCAATGGTATGCTACTGCATTATTATGGAAACCCTAATAAGGTTACAGCAATCACAAACACTCCAGATGTTGATAATTTATTTCATTCTGCGATTGTGGATTATGTAAAGAAGTGCTTGTATATGGATAGGGCTGGTTCTGTTTCAGATGCTGGCCAATCTCAAGTAGCGATGAATCTTATGGTACAGCATGAAAGAAAATATGATATGGCAATTAAAAAATATGGTACGAAGAAACGTAGTAAGACTGGTGGTACTAGGGCCGTTGTTCCTGCTAGTTTTATGTAATGTAATATATTGATTGTTTGCCCCTTAGTGGTTTAAGTTACCACGATAGATTTTATAACTATATAAATGCTTTAAGCGGTGGTGGAGGAATATAGGATAAATCATGGCAAATCCAAATAAATTCACCTCCAAAGAAGTTCTCAATAAAGTATTACTAGATTCCTCTGGTAATGCAGTTACAGCAAACTCAGTTACAACACAAGAAGCACTGAACAGTGTTTTAGATACCACAAACAATAGATTAAATATGTCTTTAGCTGGAGGTACAATCTCTGGCGATGTTACTATAAGTGGCGATTTAACTGTTGCAGGTTCTGGTTCAGCAGTATATGATGAGATTATTCAAGGCAGTCTTCATATAGAAACCGATGATGCTCCTAGCGATAATAGTGCATTAACTGCTAACACAGGTGGAGATGAATTAGTTATAGAAAATAGCGACCATGCAGGTCTTAGTATTTTAACTCCAGATGATAAAATAGCAAATATATTTTTTGGAGATGTAAGCGATACGGCTAGAGCTGGATTACAATATTATCACGAAGGCGTAGACAGTGATGAGAGATTGCTATTTAATGTTGCTGGTGGTGAAAGAATGAGGCTTACAGCCGCTGGTATGTTAAAAATAGTACAAGGTACAAATTTTGCCGCAAGCAGTAATACAACGGATAATATATACTTAAACAGTCTTGGAGCTTCTTCTGGTAATGGTAACTATGGAGCATCAATAGGCTTTTCAAGAGTTTCTGGTGGTGACAATAAAAAAGCCGCTATTGCCGTAATCCAAGATGGTAGTGATGCAGACCAAACTGGCTTATCATTTTGGACATCTAATTTAACTAGCACTGGTCGTGATGCTACTGAAAAATTGAGAATTGAAGCTGGTGGCGATATATTAATTAAAACCGCAGATGCTAAAATAAAAGCAGATTCAACAAATACATTAAATATACAAGCACATAATTTAAAGATTCTTGGTTCTGGCGGTGAAGAAAGATTTCACTTTCAAAGTGAAGGCAACTCCAATCCTAGTGAGTTTTCTATGAAAGGCGATACCGAGAACACCATGATTAAATTGAATACTAATGGTGATTCTTTTATTCATGGAAAAAGTAATTCGGCAGTAAACTTAATTTTAACAGCATTTGCGGCTAATGATGGTAAAATACCAAGACTACAGTTAAGACATTCAAGAAGTAATACAGTAGGAACTAATACTGTTCTTGATGCAGATGATTTTATAGGAGAAATAGCTTTTCAAGGTTACGATGCAAGTTCTGAATATAATACAGGTGCTAGTATAATTGCTAAAGCTGGAGCAACATTTACTACATCTGAAGCACGAACTGATTTAATGTTTAAAGTTGCAAGTGGTAGTAAAGACCCAGCAGAAAAACTTAGGCTTGGTCATGATGGCGTATTATATGTTGGAGGATATAGCGGTTTAGCCGCCCCTGAGCTAGTAATTAAATCTAATACAACTGGTAATGGACTTGTTAATGTTTTAAGCTTTAGAGATTCTAACAATGCTCAACAGGGTTATTTAGGATATGGCTCATCAAGTCATGGCAATATTAATCTTTATAATGCTTTAGGTGGTCTAAATTTTTACGCTGGCTCTGCTAATATTAGATTTGCACTTGACGATAACTCAAGAATCTCACTAAGCAATAATGACTCTGGTAGCAATAACACGGTCTTTGGCTACAATGCTGGAACAAGTTTGGTAAGCGGTGCAAATAATAATACTTTTATTGGTCATAATGTTGGAGATGCTACCTTAACAGACGGAGCAGATGATAACACAGGAATAGGTTATAATGCTTTAACAGCTCATACTTCTGGAAATAGCAACGTGGCAATCGGCTCTGGTGCGATGGAAGCAAACACAACTGGAAACAGTAATGTGGCAATTGGGAAAAATGCCTTGCAAAATATAGGAGCTGGAGCTGGTAATAATATTTGTATTGGTGCATTTGCTGGTCAAAACTTTGCTAGTGCTGATTGCGATGATAATGTGGTTATCGGCAAAGGTTCTGGCATGGGCAACTTAGATCAGTGTGTTGTAATTGGTAAAGGTGCGATGACAACAACAGGAACTAATGCACCGTCAAATTCTCTAGGAACGGTTGCAATAGGTACAGATAGTTGTGCAGTTTTAACTACTGCATCTGGTTCAACTGCTGTAGGGTATCAAGCAGGTAAAGCTTTAACTACAGGTTCTAATAATACAGCAGTTGGCTATCAAGCATTATTAGGAGCAGATGACAGTCAAGGAAATGTTGCTATTGGTCACTTGGCTATGGGGGTTGGCAACCCAGCTAATAATAATGTAGCAATTGGAGCATCTGCTTTAGAAGATACAACAGGAGCATCAAATATTGCCATAGGCTATAGAGCTGGAAGAGATGTTCTTGGGGTAAATGATAATGTATTAATAGGACACAATGCTGGTTTATCTATGACAGATACTGCTGATACAGTTTTAATTGGTAGGGATGCTGGAAAAACTATTAATCATTCTGATGCAAATGGTACTGTATGTGTTGGTAAAAATGCAGGTGAGCTAATTACAGAAGGGCAATTTTCTACTCTTATAGGTTTTAATTCTGGAATGGCTATTACAACTGCTGATGGAAGCACTTCGCTTGGATATGAAACACTAAAAGCATTAACTACTGGTGTTGATAATGTAGCTATTGGAGAACGTGCATTAGATGAAATACTAACAGGTTGTTGCAACATCGCCATAGGGACAAATGCACTTGGAAACTGTGATGGTGCTGAGAATGAAAATATTGCTATAGGTAATAATGCTGGTTTGAATTTAGATGGTGGTAGTAATAATACAATAGTTGGTGCTAATGCAAATGCTTCTGTTGGCAATGCTAGTGGTCAAATAGTATTGGGTAAAGATGTGACAGGGGCTGGCAATAACAATGCTACTTTAGGAATATCTACTAACAAAGTATCTATTGATTTAGATGGAAGTGATACAAGTTGGGCGGCATCATCAGATGAGCGATTAAAAGAAAACATTCAAGCTTCTACTGCTGGATTGTCATTTATAAACGAACTTAGACCAGTAACCTTTAATTGGAAGAAAGCAAAAGATGTTGATAAGAGCATGAGTCAGTATCAAGACTCAGAAGAACCAGCATTAGGTGCAGAGGGAAGCTATGGCAAAACAATGCATGGTTTTATAGCTCAAGAAGTAAAATCTGCTATTGATAAACACAGTGATTTAAAAGAAGGTTTTTCAATGTGGAAAGAATGGGAAGATGGAACACAGGCTGTGTCTGATGGAGCTTTAGTTCCTATGCTTGTTAAAGCTATACAGGAGTTGTCTGCAAGGGTAGAAGAATTAGAAAGTAAATAACAACTAACATAAGGAGTCAATAATGGCTAAAGAAAAAAAAGAAAAGCCAGTTATTAATCTTGATGGTAAAGAGTATATTGTCGAGGAATTAACTGAAAAACAACAAATGATGTATCACCATATAAAAGATATACAAAACAAACAAGCATCCAATGGTTTTGTTGCAGATCAGCTTAGAGTGGGTCACGATGCTTTTGTGAAAATGTTGAAAGAGTCGCTAGAGACAGAGGAAGAGGTCAAGGAAGACTAATGCTTATAAGGAAAAGTTCTCAGGGTCATTACTTAAGGCTGTACAGAAACTCCACTCCCGGTGTTGTTAGAAAAAAGACATACCCAGATGGCACGGTAGAGACCCTGACTTATCCTTCTAGGTATAAATACTTCTTAGTAAAAGACGGAGAGATTATACAAAGAAGTGATAGTTGGGCAACGATTGAGCAAGCCTATGTTGACCAGTGCGATGACGAGCACGGTGGAGGTCACGGTAGATTGATAGTTGGAAAGCATCATTTAATTAATGCAGTGGCTACCTCGCAATCAGATTACCCAACTGACTCTAATACAAAAGCGGAGATAAAAGATTTTTACGATAAAAGAGGTATAAGTTACTCTAGCTCTGAAACCAAATCAGAGTTGCTATCAAGAATAGTTCCTATGATGGCAGGAGAAAATGAAGTATCTAAACATTTAAAGGTATAGTATGACTTTATACAAATACACTCAGAAAGAAGCTAGTAATCTGCTGATCGGTCAAAACGGATTTGATGTTATTGGAGAGCACGACACAACAGTTGTCAATCCAGATACAGGCTCTTGGGTTGCAATACAGGCTTTAGGAAAAGATTCTAGCGGAACTACAGAGTTTTTAAAATTAAAAGTAACGTGTAATATTGGAGACGATATTAGTTCGTTTTTTAATCTTATACCGGGAGAGATACTGTATGGTAACTTTAGTGGTATTGTGAATCATACAGATTCTACAGCGGTATGCATAGCTTACAGAGGGTAAGAAGAACTCATAGAATGAAACGTAGGGTTAAGATGATTATGAAACCCACGTTGATGAGCAGAATAAAAGATTGGTTCATCTCAAAGATATGGAGGTGGTAGTGAATAAAACAATAGTCAAATTAAGGAATGGAGATTTTGAAGTTGTTAGTAAGAGTTATAATATACCTAGCAAGTATATTTATACTGGCAAGTTGCAGTCCGGGGTGGAGAGTAGCAGGATACGAGTTAAATCCGTCAGAGGAAATAGTTAACACGGTTTTTATTGAAATAGTGGCACAGGATTCCACAATGCATTGGTATGCTAATAATCTGTTTCATGGAGAAAATTACTGCTTATTGCATAATAGGTGGGAAACAGTAAGGGTTAAATGAGTGCTAAGCCAAAAACAGCTAGAAGCTATAGAGGTGCTATCATTGATGACAACGCTGTTATCTCCCTCAACATTAAATTTCTTATTAATGTTTTGCTTGCAGTTGGTGCATTAGTATATGGGTATTGGAAGGTTGAAACTAGAATCACTTCTCTCGAAGGCAAAATGCTTGATGCTAATGAACAAATTGGGAGCTTACTTGATAAACACATCGTGGAAGAAAGGATTGAGAGAGAGGAATTAGCAGAAAAAGTAAAGTTTTATGAGAAAGAGTTTAACATTAACCCACTTAGCTGGGGTAAAAGGGTAAAAAAGAAATAATGGACTTCATGGCTCTATACGGTGAAGCAGGGATGATAGGTGTTGTAGGTGCAATGTTTGTGTATCTAGTAGTATCGCTATCTAATAAATCAGCAAAGCAACAAGAAACTCTAGAAGATTTAAAGACAGAAAACAGGGGTCAATCAGAAACGCTAGAAAATATGGAAGGCATGATTATTAAGTTGATTGAACGCTGGAATAAATCCGATGATAAGTTAGATCGGAAGTTTGATGGAATCACCAAAGAGATTAATGACCTAGACAATCAAATAAGTCGAGTTGAAGGTAGTTTATCTCGCATTAATGGAAAGCACTAATGGATAGCTTAAAGGTTTCTGGTGTATCGTTTATGAATTACGGCATACACCTTGCCGAAATAAATTTGATACTACAATGCATTATAGGTATAATGACTATTGTGTATCTTACATACAAAATAAAAACAGTTAAAAATAGGAGTTAACTATGTTAGCGAAGTTAATAGCAGATGATCTGCTGTCAGATGAGAATGGTGCAGAGGTAATTGCTGAAATAAATAAGTCGGTTGATATACCTATCATTTCGGAAGCCACAGAGCAAAAAATCCTTGAAGCACTTTGGAAAGTGATCAAGTCTGTTTTGCTTAAGAAAATAGGTGTCTAGTGCCTAAACAGCATCTAGTTTTAAATGATTTTTCTGGAGGTCTCAATACCTATCAAGAGTATAGAGACCTTCAGATTAATGAGCTCTCCGAGTGTTACAATTTTACATTTCAAAAAGGTAGAACTGTAAGAACTAGAGGTTCTTTTGAAACTCACGGCACTGCCCCTCAGCATGCGGCTACTATTTCTGGTGGATACGGACTTGCATCTTTTGAATCCGACTACTCTTCTACGGAATATGAAGCTGTAGATACAAGCCAGTCTACCAATATAGTTTTTACTGATGACTCTGGAGATGGCGGAGAAGCTGGATCAGGAACTTTGGTGGGTAGGTTTTTAGAAGCTGGTAATGTGGTAAGTAGTTCTCACACCAGCTCAGGCCTTAAAGATACGATTGATACAAGCTTAGTTGTTGGTGGGCAAATAGCTATTAGGGGAACAGTAAAGAATAATGGTATTTATACCGTAGGGGGAATAGGAGATAGTATAACCATTGATGGAGTTGCTAATCTAAACGCTATTGAAATAGAATTTGATAGTGGCAGTTTTGCAAGCGAGACAATAGCCGCTAATTCTACCACTAATGGAACGGTCAGTATTACTTCTCATGCCCTTGGAGAAAATTCTTTAGTACTGTCAGACGTTGCAAACTCTGAATTGGATGTATACAACCTATCAAGCGATGCATTTACAGCGGGAAGAATATCTACAAAAACATCCGGTGTGATATCTGGTGCGGCCGGAATATCGCCTGAGTATTCTTTTTATATTGTAGACAATGTAGTTAGGGTTAGTGACGGCAAAGATGTTCCGACACTACAAAAAGTAAAGTGGTATGGATACATTAACAGGCACCATTTTAGAGGGGTGCAACATAGCTCTACAGATTTAAGAGGTGATGCTACAGTACATAAAGGTTGGTTCTCAAAAGATAACACACTGGCACCACCATCAAGTGCAAATAATGCATCAAGGACAGACACCGCCAACACATACCCCAGTGCAAACGTTGGGTTTAGCATAGATTACGATTCGACAAATGCAAATGAGAACGCCTTCTTTGAAACAAAAACGTGGAAAATAGCAGTTAGTTTTGTGTACGATGGCAATCAAGAGTCATTACTTACAATACCTACCGTTAATAACACATTCACAACTGTGCTTGGCAATGACTTAAGATTAAGAGTAATGGCTAAAATAGGAAGCTCTGGTACTGGATATGATGCAAGGATTAGTGGGGGTAGAATGTATTGTAAAGACAATACTGATGACACTGCAAACTGGTTGTTGTTAGCCAACATTGATTTAGTAGAGGGTGTTTCTGCTTCACTAACAGGGGACAAAAGCAGTTGGGTTGCCAATAGTGCAACTGAAATCTATGCGGATATAGAATTGATTAATATGAATTTTGACACCTTTGAAAGCATCAATGGTTACTCTCCAGAGATTAGTGCCAATAGCATAGGTCGTTTAGGAGAGGGTTGGAGAACTGGGGTTATAGCTAATAGAAGGGCTTTTGTTGCCAATGTAAAAATAAAAAATGCATACGATGCAAACATTACAGCGTATGGAGACAGGATTATGTTTAGCCTGCCAAATAGATTTGACACTTTTCCATCTTTTAATTTTATTGATGTAGTTAAGGGTGATGCGGAGGCCTATCTAAAACTTCATTCTTTTGCAGATAGGCTGGTAGCATTGAAACATAATTCTGTTCAGATAATTAATATTTCTTCACCAAGTGAGTCAGGTTGGTTCTTAGAAGAAGATATTAAGAATAATGGGGTGAACCATCCTGCGGCATCTTTTCGCTCCAATAAAGGCATATTATGGGCTAATAAAAAGGGTTTGTTTATATACACAGGTTCACAAATAGGAAATCTTATAGACAAAAAGATAGATCAGTCTGAGTGGTCTTCTTTTATGACAAACTTTTCAATAGTGGGTTATGATGGTAATGCAGATATGGCAATAGTAATTAGAGACTCAGAGAACTCAGCGGCCAATCAGGGAGATGCCTACATATACGATTTCAAAACAAATGCTTGGTCTTTTCATTCAGACTTGCTAACAGCCAGTGCTGGCAAGTATACGAATTTTGTTACAGACTACAATGGTGATTTAGTTGTTGGTGTTCAGAACTCAACCAATGTAGATATTAAAAAATTTAACTATACAAGAAATGCGGTTGTTGCAACGGATGAAGCATATTTTTCTACAAAAGATTTTGACTTTGGCTTTCCAAGCTTGAAAAAGAAGATATATGCTATAACCGTTACATATAAAAGTGATGCGGCTCAAACAAATCCAATATCATTTGCACTAGACGGCTCTACAAGCTTCACAGAAGCCACTGGTAACTTTTCAAACACTTCTAGCTGGAAAAGACTACGTGCAACATTGTCGAGCCCTCAATCTTGTCAGTCTGTTAGAATAAGAATAAAAAATAATAGTAGCAACACTATAGATAATGATGATGGAATACAAATTAACGATATTAGCGTAGAATATAGACTGATTAATAAAGGCAGAGTAGCTTCAGACTAATAGCATGTCTTTACTAGAAAGAAAAGTCAGGAGAGTTCAGAACAGTAAGGGTAACGCTATATCCGAAGGCAGTAATAAAACTGCGATGTCACATCCCCCTGCTAAAAATAACATGTCTGATGGTGAGCAGGTTTTTGCTTTACTAAGCAATAGAACATTAGGTTTATTTAAAAAGTTAAATGGAATGCTATATAAGGTTAATCTATCTCACGATGGCAATCAAATAGTAGACAATAAGCTAACTGCTAAAAGAATAGAATACATCAATGAGTTTACAGATTATAGGTGCTTTGTTCATAATTTTCAAGATGACATAGCAACTTCAGAGGTGTTTCTTCCTTGGTTTGCAATAACCGAACAAACAGGTATGGATCAAGAACACACAGCATATCTTACTCCATACACAATGACCTGTGAAAAGATTGTATTTAGACCTGAAGTATTAACAGATACCAGTGCTGATTTAACATTTAAAATTAAAAAGCAAGATGATGGAGATGCTACTGTCGATACGGTTGCAACTGCAACGTATACGGCAACATTAGCTAGTCATACATCCATAGTAATAAAGAGAACAGACTTTGACAATACCCCAACAGTGGGAGATAAAGACAAAGTAGCAATTAGTGTAACAGCAGGTGCTGACCCTTCTGGTGTAATAGACTGGTATGTAACATCAGTTTGGAGGACAGAGATTAAAGTATAATGAAGTTTGCCTCTAGAAAAGTGATAAAATATTTATTAAATTCAAAGGAATTATATCATGCTTAACCATTCTAACAAATCCAAAGGTTTTCTCCCTGTTAAATCCGGCCCTAATATGGCAGGCTTTGATATGGGCAAGCCTCAAAGCCTTATGGAGATGATGCAAACTGGTGGCCCAACTACTAGGGGTGGTGCGGCATTGGCTCGTGCGTTACAGTTTCAAGAAGATCAAAAAAGATTACGTGAAGCAGAGAAGAAGGAAGCAGAAAGGCAAAAGAGAGGCGGTTTATTTGGCAGTATTGGTGGTTTGGCCGGTGGTTTATTAGGTGCGGCACTAGCACCAGTAACGGGTGGTGCTAGTCTAGCTATAGCATCTGGTCTTGGGACTGCTTTAGGCAGGAGAGTTGGGGAAGGAATAGGTGCAGGAAAGTCAAGAAGCGTTGATAGGACTGGCACGGTATTTGGACAGCAATCATTTAGAGATGTGGAAAAAGCGAGCCGTGACTTTACAAGGGGTATGGGTGAAAGAGCACTGGCTTCTGGATTAAAAGCGGCCGCAACTGCTGGATTGACTCCGGGTGGTGGTATATATGGTAAGACTGCTCAAGCCGCAGAGGCTGGTAAGTTGGGGGCTTTTGGAACAAGATTAAGAGAGGGTGCCTCCGCCATAGGGAAGGCTGGTGCCAGATTGGGTTTAGGTTCCGGCAGGGCTTTGACAACTGCTTCGGGCCAGCTTCTATCAAGCGGTGTGCCAGCAAATATAGCTGGTTCGGCTTTGGCCGATACAGTGCTTGGTGGATTGGACAGTCCGGGTGGTGGTAGGTTTGGTATCTCACAAGCACCATCAATAGGAGAGTCGGAACTCCTTGGAGACGTTGCTGTTCCAGAATTTGATACTTCATTGCCAGATTTTTCAGGACTGCCACAAGCACCTAGCGTTAGCGAAATGGCCTATCAAAGAAGTTTACCAGATGCGATATCTCTAGGTGAGGAGAATGCATTGTTAGATGCGGCTCGAACAGCACAGCAGGCAGAGGCAACTGCGAGGGAGGCAAGTAGGTCAGCAGGTTCGTTAATAGGATACTTAAGAAGGCAAGACTTAGGCCCACTTGCAGACTTCTCAATCAGAAGGGACTCAGGCTCATTTACTAATCCTTTACTGACTGATGCTGTAAGTCCATATTTTAATTTACCAATGTCACCTAGAAGGTCTCCTTCTGTGGAGGTTGGCCCTTTAACCGTTTTTGATGGTAGCGATAACCTTCTTGGCATGCAGACTGGTGGGTTCACAGCTCAGTCTGTGTTGCAGTCTCAAGGACTTGCACCAACAGATGAACAGTTAGCTTTATTTCAACAGTTTGACCCTACTGGATTGCAGGGCACTGCTGAATCTCTAAGAATGGGACAAATATCTGGTGCAAGACAGGCTAGGCAACAGCAAGCCGGAACTGGCTTTGCTGGTGCTGGTGCGGTAGAACAGGCACAATCAGCAATATCAAGAGCGGCTCAAAGAGCTTTTGGCACTGCGGTTGGTCAAGAGCAACAAAGGTTCTCTTCTGATGTTTTGGGAACTGCGGCTGATCTTGTAGCTGGAGGGGCAGAGTTTGGAACTTATACAGCACCTCAAGAGCCAACCAATGCTTTTGGGCCTGCTGGGGCACCAACATCTCCACCTTCTGGAAGTCAAACAATACCCGGACAGCCAGATTCTACCATTGGCCAGTTGCAAACAGGTACAGATGGACAAACGTATGAGTGGAATGGAAGCTCTTGGATTTTGATACCAACTGATCCAAACTTAGGTGGTGACATAGGAGAGGGGACAGCACCAAGAGTTACTGGCCCATAAAGGAATATAATATGTCTAACGGAATAAGAAGTATATATAGCAGGGATCAAAGATTAGGCCCGGCTAGATTTGACAATCCTCTTGCAGATTTTTTAGATAGACTGCCCGATTACTTTAATCAGTACCAACAAAATCAATTAGCACTTGAAAGACAAAAGCTACAAGCTAAAAGATATGATGATGCACAGCGGATAGCACAAGAGCAAAGAGAAGAAGAACAAAGAAGATATGAGGCGGGGCAAAGACAGCAAGAATTTACAAATGAATTAAACTTAATTAAGCTTTTGCCTGAACAAGCTCAAGCTGATGCATTTGCTACTTCTAAAATACCAAGAGTTAAGTCTGCTGGTATCCAATTACAAGGAGCTAAACAAGCATTTACAGATAGATTAAATTCAATTTACACAGAAAATGTTGGAGACCCTTCTGCGATAAAAACAGGATTGGAGAATTTGCTATCAGAACCTGATATTATAAATAATTCGTCTTATGTTCAAAAAGTACAAGATAGAATACAAATAGAAAATCCAAAAGTTGCTAAGCAACAAGTGAATAGTTGGGCAACAGACAATCAAGACAACCCAAGGGTTAATGAAATAGTTGCTATGGCTAAGCTAGACCCAGAAAAAGCATTGGGTCTTATTGTCCCTCAGAGGACATCCATATCTACAAGTCAAAAACAGGTGTACAACCCTACCACTAAAGAATATGGCTATGCGACAGATGAAGAAATTGCTAAAGCAAAACAAACAGATACGACAGAAGATGATGTCATTCCAATATCTGGTGCTCCTAGAATGGGTGGAAGAGGAAGCACTATGAGCCTTACACAAGTAAACAAAGCAATTTCAGACGTGACCAAAGCTTTGAGTGAAAGAGAAAGAACTCGGTCAGGTAGACCTCAATTAACTGAAGAACAAAAAGCTACGCTAAGATCAAGGCTACAAGAGTTTGAGCGTGTAAGAGACAATCTTTTTAATGTAAATATTACACCAAGGCAAAACGCACCTATTGAAATTGACTACTAATGCCACTAGAATCACTTCAAAAATTATATGATGGAGTAACCTCCCAGAACGTAAAAATAGGTGACTTCGACACCTTTAAAACAAAAATGCAAAACCCTGAATCTAGACGTAAGTTTTACGATCAAGTTTCTGCATTAAATATAAAGCTAGGTGAATACGAAACATTTGAAGCGAAGGTAAGTACATCTGCACCTGCTATAAACCCTCAAGATGTTTTTATTGATCCCGATGAGCCGTTGATTGAAGGTGCTAATTTTAAACAAATTATATACGACTCTGTAAAGCAACAAGAAAACAGCATTGCTAAAAACAATCCTTATGGTGTCAACCTACCTAGAAAACAAGATAATATAGATAAAATAAGAGGCATGGGTGGAAAGGTCATGGAAGGAAGTAACACGTTGCTTGAATTTGATAGCCTTGATAACGGAATAAAAGTTGGGGAAGATATTATTGATAACATTCTTGATGTTTCTAAAAATGATCCTGCTACTTTTTATTCTAATTATTCCGGATTACCAAAAGACAGTCCTGAAGTAAAGTCCTTTTTACAAATATACAATCAAAAAATTAAGGGTAGTCAACCTAAAGAAGAGACCAATTTAGAAAAGGTTATAAAAGCTTTAAGTCAAAACAAAGATAATCCACAGTATATAATGAAAGCATCTTCTTCTCCCGATCCTGTAAAAGCTTTAGTTGATAACCTTCCAAAAACTGTAATGGGGATACCTACATCTGAAATTTTAGGAGATCAAAGACAAGGCATTACTCCAGACGGCGTTTCTAATAAAAAAGCACAAGAAGAATTAGACAAAAGAAGAAGAGAACTAGGGCTTCCATTTAAACCTACAGAAGAAGATTTTCAAAGACAGTATAATAATAGGCTCTTTCTTAGAGAAGTAGCAAGGCTACAAAAAAAGGGACTAACCAAACGTGATGCCTACAGAAAGGCTTCTGTAAATATGGGTGGAACCCCTCCAAGTGTTATAGACCTTGCAATGGAGAAATCTATTACAGGTGCGGCTTTTAGAATTGCTGGATTAGAGCAAACAACAATGCTAGATGAATACCCCCCGAACCAACTTGAAGAAATTGTATCTGGCGTGTTTTCAATGGTTATGCCTTTAGATGCGGCCCTTTTTAAAGGTGGTGGTAGTTTAGGTAAAATAAAAAAAGTTGGTCAAGCCGCAGAGAAGTCTGCTATGTTATTGGCTAAAACTACAAAAATGCCATTAAGAACTGCTCGTGTTTACATGAAAAGCATTATTTCAAGAGTTACTGGAGGTGCAGGTGGATTTACTGCTTTTGATTCCGGTAGAAGCATTGTTGACCAAATAGAATTTACTGGAACGGTTGACCCTATTGAAGTTGCAGAGCATGCGATGAAAGGCTTTATCACTGGTGGCTCTGTTGGGTTTCTTGGAGGAGCTGGTTCATTTGCTGGAAAAAAATTACAGAAAGCAGTAGGGGCCCCTGTTTCAAAGCAAGCTACAGCAAAAGAAGCTTTAGGATTTGTTGGTGAGGTTTTTGGACTTGGTAGGGTTCCGGCCTTACTAGAGGGTAAAGAGGCGACCAAAGAAGATTATCTAAATGCGGCTCAAATGATAATAGGATTAAAGCTTTTAAAGCACATGGAGCCAAAAGCAGGAACTGCACTAAGAAGTAATGTTGCTACTGAAATAGAAAGAATTGTAACAGAAACAGGAAAGCCTTTAGATGTTGTTGCAAATGAAGTAGTAGGTCGACCTTTAAGAACGGCTATGGAACTTGCGATGGAGGGTAAAACACCTGAAAAATCAGTTAGGCAACAAATTACAGAATATGAAGTTGCTGAGGGTACAAAAGAACCTTCACAAATGAGGCAAACAGCAGAGCAATTACGAAAACAGGGTTTAGAGTCAACCGCCGAGTCTGTTGAACAAACAAAACTACAAGAAGCTTTAATTTCTTTAAGGCAAACGGCAGAAGGTAAAAGAGAAGGGGTTACAGCAGAACAATCAGAGGTTTTAACTACTGAGCAACCAAATATATTAACGACTATTGAGTCTTTAAAAAGACAAGGTTTTTCTCAAGTAGAAGCAGAGCAAAGAGCCAAAACAGTATTAAGGGATTCCGGAGTAAAAACAGAAACAGAAACCCCAGTAATAATAAATGAAAGAGTTCAATTAGAATCACAGATTAAAAGACTATCAGAAAAAATGAGTGATTTTGAAAAATCTGGAACTGAACAAAGAATACTAGACAATCTTCAAATTGAAATAGATGCAAAAGTTGCAAGACTTAATGAGTTTGACGGTGTAACAGAAAGGACTATTAATGAATTATATTTTCCTGAAAAACCATTAAGGCAAAAGAAAACTGGCCCTACTTCTCGTCAAGAGCCGGTAAGTAAAGAGCGTGTAGGGGAGATTGTTAACCTTAAAAGGCAATCTTTCAAAGAAAGAACAGAAGCGTTAGAATCACAATTAAAAGAAAGAGATATAGCCGAGCAACAAAGACTTGACAAAACACTTCAAGAGAGAGATATATTTAATCGTCCCTTTGAGTCAAATCCTATGCTTGAGGTTCCTTTGCATCCGGCAGATGCAGGCAGAAGAGCAGTGGCAGAAATACAAGCAATAGAAACGGCACCACCCACCCCTAAAACAAGACCTACTGGCCCGACAGTTAAAAAGAAAAAACTAACCGGATTAGACTCGAAAGGCAACGCTAAAGACCACGATATAAAAACTGGTGATCAGGTATATGTAAATGAATCTGGTTATCTTGGGACTGTTAAAGGATTTAAGCGTGGAAAAAATTCTAATATAGTGACCATTGAAAATGAAAGAGGAAGAGAAAATTTAACAGATAGAAACCTATTTACCCCTAAAAAAGTATATGAGGAACGAGTTAATAGGAGAAATACAAAACCAGTATCTGAGCTACAAGGTCAAAAGAGAGTGCAAGGATTTTTATTGCAAAAAGAATTTTCTGATTTTGATGCTACTTTAAAAGCTAATCAGGCAAGGTTAAATAATCCAAATTTAACAGAGACTGAAATAATAAGAACGGAAAAGTCTATTCAAAGATTAAATGAGTTGAAAAGAGATACTCAGGATCGTGCTCGGTCACAAGGCATTGAATTGCAAGCGTTTATGGGCATACCTAGCCTAAGACAATTAAGACAGTTGTTTGGGTCGGAAAGGTCAAGACCTAGAACGTTAAGAGATGTTGAGTTAGACAGATTGTATAATAATGCAATGCAAAGACTTGATAAAGAAGCACCTAAAGAAGAAGTGCAGATTGTTAAAAGTAAATCTGAGCAACCCGTTAAAGAAAGAAGTGATGTTTCAAAAGCTTTTAGTTGGTTTTCTGGTGATATGGTTCAGCGTGTAAGGGATATGGGAACCGAAACATCTCAGAGGGCGGCTGATTTAGCAAGAAAGTCAATAGACACTGAAAAGAAAGTTTATGGAGAAATAACACAAGAGCTAGACATTGTTTTAAAATCAGCGGGTAGTCCATTTTTTACACAAAAAGGAAGGGCAATTAAAGAACTTCAAAAGTTTGTAGATTTAACAATAGACGGAAAGGAAGTTAAAATGTCTCGCTTGCACGCCGCAATAGAGGGAAAGATACAAGTTAGCGGTAAAGAGATAGAAATAGTTAATGAGTTTAAAGACCTCATTGAAAAAAGAGGTTTAATATTTGAAAAAAATAATATAATGCAAGAAGGCCCAGACGGAGAGGTGAGACCATTTAAAGTTATGGGTAGAAACATAGCACCTAGAATTATGACAGGTGATTTTTATAGAATACTAGAACGTGGTGAGTCAAGTTCTGATTTTAAAAAATTGGTTAAAAAATTTGAAGATGCTACAGGTCAATCAGAACAGTCCGTTAGAGAGTATTTTGCAGAGCTTTCTCAAAATATAAAAGGGTCAGATTTTGTAGGGAATCAACTACCGACTAGAACAACTCAGGCAGAACACAGTCGTAAATGGAAAAACATACCACATGCTATTAAAATAGGTAATGATGTTGTCCCTTTGGTTGAATATCGTCCTTATGAATATGCTAAAAGATTAGCAGAGACTGGAGCAAGTCGTGTTGGAGTTGCAACAACCTTTGGTCAAGAGATAGCAGGAACAAGTATTATTAATGAGATGAAAACTCAAATATCGAGAGAGGGCGGTGATCCTATCGTGTTTCACGAGTTAATTAGGTCGTTAAGTAGTACACCCGTTGAGCCCTCTTTTAGGCAATCAGGAATAGGAACTACTGGATATGCAAGTAGAATCGCAAGGGGTTTGAATACGTCATTAAACATTTTAAAAACAACTACGTTGTCTCAGTCTATATTTCCAAATATAACAGAACCTCTTGGTAACATTAGAAAGCATGTAGGGATGCCTACATTAGCAAAAAGCATTTTTAAATTAACCACTAGCCCAAAAGCCATTCAGTCAGCCTTAGAGGCAAAAGGTGCTATAACAGTAGATATTGCCAATTTGTCTATTGATCCTCAAAGGCCATTGGAATCTTTGGGGAGGGGAACTGAGAATATTTTAAGAAGAGGGTTTGGATTTCACTACATTAACGAATTTCAAGAAGTATTAGCGGCAGAAAGCTACAGGCAAAAGACTGAGAGATTTAAAAAAGGAAAAGGTAAAAGTAAGGACATTCAGTTGTTACGAGAGATGGATTATTCTGAGGCAGATGCGATACTTATGGTTTCTGGAAAAGCACCGCAACAAATGTATGATGCCATCATAAGGCGTGCTTCGGCATATATGACTGGAGGTGCCCAAAGAAAAGGTGAGCAGTCTCGGATAGAGCATAGTAGGTGGTATAACAGCTTCACAGCTTTCCAAACTTATGCAAATATGAAAAACAGATCCTTAATGAGTGCGGCCAGACTATCTATCAAATCTGGTGCTAAAGAGGCTTGGCAGGAAGGAAATCATAAAAAGTTTACAGATGCTAGTAGATTGGCACTGAGCGAGGTTTTAGGAACTGCTGTAGCTGGTATGACAACACAATTTATATTAGCAGGTGTCTATGGCGGTGGAGATAATATGAAAATTAAGTGGAATGAAGTTGTCGAAAATCCTTGGGAGTTTTTATTTGAGTCGTATGCGTACTCTGCTGTTGGTGGCGTTATGGGGTCAATAATTCAATCAACTGTTGATGGTAAGCTTAAAGATAATTTTTTAGAACTGTCTTACCCTGTTTCTGTTGTGTTAGAAATAGAAAAAGCAGTAAATGAAAAAGGTAAGTATAGCTATCTCGAAGGAATGGACAAAGCCATTGAAGTTGCTAAAAGATATTTCCCAGCTAACAGAGCATATAATACCTTATTGGTAGCTACTGGATTTGGAAATGAACAATCTCAAAAAGACGAAAATGCTATCAGGGCTTATTACAGATGGAAATTTAAAAATAAATATGGTGGATCATATACAGGTAATTTAGACAAAGAACAAAAAACTTTTCGTATAAATATGAAAAAAGCATACGATTCACTAAAAAATCAGGAAGAGTACACCGCAGTTGACAACCATGTTATGAAAGCGTTAAAACTAACTGGTCGGGATGATAGGAGTGCTTTTAGTTCTATACTTGGAAAAAGATTACTCACAAAATCCAAAATTGCACCGGGAAAAAGTGAAGAAGTTTATGAAGAAAGAAAAGATGAACTTATAAGGACTATTGGTGAAGAAGCGTATGAAAGACTAGAACTCCATGATAAACTATTAGAAGAATATGCTAATTTTTGGAAAGATTAGCTATCATTAACTTTTAACCCTCTCTAATATTTCCTCTGCCCACTCTGGAAATCCTTGCTTCCTCCAAAACTCAGCAAGTCTTTTGTAATATGTATTCAAATCAATTCTGTCAAGCTGTACTTCTTTCATAATTAATCTGAGCTCTGTAGCTTCTTCATCTCCTAGAAATTGATCCTCTTTTGGAAACTCGTCTAGTATATCCATTACAACCTCCCGCTAATTTGCAAAACTGTTAATCTGTCTGCTTTCTTTTTTGTGTATGTTGATCTTTGACCCTTTGTCATTTGCAACCAACAGTTTGGTAGCGATGAAACACGAGTGTCATAGCTACCTGCAATACCACAAAATTCTTTTTTAACATCGTCATGTTTGAAAATATCTGGGTTATAAGTGGAAACACAACAAAAACCACACACTTTATCAATCTTACTACATTTTTCAAACATCTCTTAAAAAAACACCCTCTATATTCGCCATATTCGCCATAAAAAAACTTTTCTAACATAAGTATCGCTTAAATAAATTACAAGGAATAAGGGGGCCGTAGCCCCCTTATTTAACAAAGAGGCTAGAAAGGACTCTGATCTTTCTTATAGGGCTCTTTAAATGTCCCAGATAGGTACCTATTGCCTTTATCGTCTTGATTGATCCACAAAGAGAAGTCTTTCTTCTCTCCGTTGACCATCCCGTTACCAGTGTAATCTGGTTTTTTATCGCCATCTTCTTTGTACTTGTTTTTCCACAGCTTGAAAGTGCTGTCTTTTGGTTTGTAATCGGCCATGCATGCCTCCTATTTATGAGATGGTTCAGTTTAGGTCTTTATGTGCCAACATAAAGTCTGATCTTATCTTGCTTCCTTCTTTATACCTAATACCAAACCATCTCGTTTGTTGTTCATGTCTTTTTTCTAATTCTATTAATCTTCTGTAAGCTGGGCCATTTTGCTGAACTCGATTGCTTTTCAAAAGTTTTTTATAAAATGCTATAACCGCTCTAGTCTTAACGTCATTTGGATTTCGTGCCATCTGCCATCTCCTTCATTATTGATAGTAAGTTTAAGAAGTACTCGTAATCTAATACGATAAAAGGTTTTCCCCTATCCTCTCTTATGACTACGCCCTCTTCGCTTTTTTCTGGCTTGCACCACTTTGCAATTCTTGTTCTTCTTTTACAACCGTAGTAGTGTCCTTCTATTTCTATGTCTCCCTGTTCGTGCTGTGCACCACCTCTGTCACGATTAAATGCTTGGAGCCCTACATCCTTTGCCATCTTTACAGCTTGTCTTTGTAGCTCGGCACCTCTTTGCCTTGCTCTCTTACCTCTTCTTATGTTCTCTGGATTTTTCATAATGTTAGCCCACCTGTTTTAAATGAGAGCGTTTAAACACCCTCACTGTTTTGAATAACAGAGCTCTCAACTACATGCTCTCCCTTTTTTCTATCCAGCATTGCATCGTTCTCCTTCTCAGACATTTGCTTTTCTATACGCTTCATATCTTTCAGTAAGGACTCGTACCTACCTCTGTAGTGTACCATGCTTGGATCATTCAAAGATATTTTTAATGCATTGATATGCAACTGAACTTCTTGCCTTGTGTATTTTATTTTAGCTGTGCATATATATTTATTCATACTATTTCATTTCCTTCTTTAAATGGTAGGTAGGCATTTGTTCTCATAATGATGCCACCGTTAATTGTTTTTTGTGTCCTTGTATTCTTAACGTCAAAATCAAACATAAAGTTCCCATATTTATTTGTAATCTTCCAATACATTACTATATCATCTTTGATAAGATATAGAAAACCAAGATATGGAACTCGTAACATTTCTGAAAGTCGTTTGCCATCCAGTATCTTTTCAAATGTCACAAGCCAAGACCCATACTCCATCAGTTGTATAAGGCCCATGTCTCTGCATTTGGATTCAAAAATACCTGACAGCTCATTATTTTTTATAATAACACCATCTATCTTAGCATCCATATCTTTGTTTGTTTCTATCAGCATAGAACTGTTCTTATGTTTCTTGCAAATACTTTTCCTGATCTTCTCTAGCATCTTTTTTTCGTACTCTAGAGACTTCTGTCCTTTTGTAGTAAGTATATCCATTAGAATGGCACCTCAGCACTTTTAAATAATTGTATCACCCTGCCAACAGGATAGTACACTTCAGATTCAAAATCGTTTACAAACTTTTTCATAAATACATCTACTAATACTTTAGCACCCTTGATGTCATTGAGATAAAGGTAGGGTAGTTGCCCACCCTTACCCTTATCTCTGCGGAGTTGCATCACAGAAAGGAACTTTGCGAAACCCCAGTTCTTTCTGTGTTCGTATAGACAATCGTCTACTTTTTTGTACCTAAAAACACCATCGTCTTTGACCATACATGCCTCGTACTCTGGGT